AAGCAGCTGCTCCATAAGCCTTTAGCCCAGTACTTGTTACCCTGTCCATTCCTGATTGGGCGAAGTCTTTTAGAGCACTTCCCCTGACATCCCTGAAAGGCATATCAGCAGCGCTCTCTGCAGCAGCTCTTCTTGCTCTTCTTTGTCTAGCAGTTCCTGTTCCGGCTTCACCTGCTGGTATGTATGCTGCAGCTGCTCGTTCTTTCTCTGCTGCAAGCGCACGGTTGTACGCCCTATCTTCTGCATTTTTTTCTCTTTGCGCTGCTCTTTCGTCATACCATGAACCAGCCGCCTGGTCAAAAACAAGCGCCTTACCCATCCCCATTGCCCCACGCATTGTGTACCCAGAAAATGGGTCAAGACCGACAGCGCCACCACCCCTAAATGCGCTAAGTGCTCTTTGGTCGTACGCCTCTTTGCTTATGTTTCCTTGGTCGAAACTACCCCTTCTTGCTTCGTGACCCATATCTGTTACATGTCCAGTAGGAGATATTCCAGCAACACCCCGTTGTCCAAGAAATGTTCTATGTCTCTGTGCTGCCAGAACCGTACTGGCCAGTACCGGACCAGCCGCACCAGACGACAGTGAAGTACTAGATGACACTCTTGTGGCTCCTGAGGAAAGAGCTGGAGAACCTGGACCAACTACAGCTCCTCCTCCTCCCGGCCCAACAGGACCTCTTCTGCCACCTCTTCCTCCCCCACCAGCGCCAGGGACAGGGCTGCCACCGACTGTTACTGTTCCGGCAGTCACGTTCATTTGCTGTGTGGTGAGTCGACCTGCTTCTGGAGCCATTCTTCCAGTGACTTTACCCATTGCCCGTCCAGCAAGACTGAATGCAAGAAGTGGGGCGAGTGCACTCATGAGACCTTGGCCCATTGTCCCAGTGAGTAGCTTGGTCATCATTCCGAGCACTTGAGAAACCATGTTTACAATCTTTGTTAAGAATGGAAGAAGGTCAAAAAATCCTTTTTTAAGATTCATGAATAATTCAGAACCTTTTGTAATCATTCCGCCAAGTGCTTCACCAAATGCCGTAACTTCACCTTCGTTTTTTTGCAACAAATCGTTAAATAACCACAAGTTGCTAGCACCACCTTGAAGAGCTTTTCCTATTGGTTTAAAAGCTTTCTCGAGAACTCTGGCACCATCTTGCAGTGGGCGCATGTATTCGGTCACACGCCTCCAACCTTGTTTAAAGTTAAGCATCCAATCGCCAATTCTGTCGAACATGCCAACAGCTTTTGGTAAGTACTCGCGGATTGTCTTCACCATCCAGTTACTAACGCCATCAACAGCGCCAACAAAACCATCGGTTATAGTCTCAAACCCCATTGATTGCTGAATTGTTGCACTTATTCTTTGAAGGTCTCTTCTTATTATTTTAAATACACCCTCAAATGCGCCCTTTGTCGGTTCAAGGAATTGGTCTCCAAAGTCTGCAAATTCAGTCCTGAGTCGAGTCATGTATGATTTCAACTGACCTATTAATGTGTTGTTTATTGCCGCAAACTGTCCGGCAACACCACCTTTTTCAGCAAGAAGACCAGAAAATAATGCATCTCTGAACCCCTCTTTTGTTTGTGTGAATTTTGATTCTTTTAATGCTTTTTGCATTTCTGGACCAAGTTGACTTGCAGCTGCTTTTACGTCCGCAAGACTTTTCTTTTGGTCATTCAGTGCAGCAACGACTGCAGCAACTTGCTCTATGGCTTTCTGTGGGTCTTGCCCAGCAGAACCAAAATCCATCAAAGCTTTTATTGCTTTACCGCTTGCATTTATCTGAGTTGAGCTCATTGTCTTTGACATGACCCCATAGGCTTTGTTTAAACCATCTATTCCAAGAACTGCAAGGTCTGCATCTGCTTGCAGGTTACGCATTGCCATTCTTGTCTGATTCATTGCTGAGCCGAACTGTTGCGCGCCTTTGCCTCTATACGCGTACATTGCAGCCTGCTGTTCCCTCACCGCTGCAGCAGCAGCCCCAAGGGCCATTGTCATTGCCGCTGCACCTCCAGCGACTAATTGCATCGCCCCCTGGTAGGCCTTCATGAGGAATCTTCCTGCAGCAAAAAGAGCGTGGGTAGCCAGCATTGTGGCACTAAGTAAGCCCATTTCCAGAATTACACCCTTAATCGCTGTCATCAGGAATTTGGTCATTGCTTTACCGGCCATTTTTACGCCAGCATCAATTACGTCAAAACTCTTTTTAAATTTTCTGGATGTTGTTTCGAAAGATAGAGAAGACCGGGCCATCTGTGCACCTAGGTCTCGACTTCCTAGTTTCTTGGCTGCCCTATCTAGCGCGAGTAATTCAAGACGTGCTTTTACAAGGTCTTTTGTTTTGGCATCAAATGAAATTTTGATTTTTACAAGCTCGTCAGCCATAGCTCTTTGCCACTTCTAGATGTGATTGTTAAGTCACGTGAGTGTAAAAAGCGCCGGAGCTATGCGGACATTCGGTTATGCCTGCTGAGTCTTCGACTTGCGCTCTTGCTCTTCGCGGTCGTTGGATATAACTTTAGCACATGCCATAAGCAACAACCAGTCAACATCATCTCTATCAAGTAGGTCTAGCGGGTTTTGCCCGAATAGCTCTCCAAGTCTTGCTGCTGATTTTATTATGGAATCTTTAACTAGCTCGTCGAAGATTCCTTCGTAGGGTCCGATGCTGACACCGTATCTGAGTATCCAGCGGCATCAAGGATTGCAAGCGCTGCTGATTCAATATGTGGGTCAACGCCAAACAGCGCTCTAACAGCATCTGGAACAGGCTTGGTTGTTTCGGTCATTTCAAGAATAAACGGATGGGCGAAATTCATGATGTTGCCGTACTCATCGAATACTTCTTCATCATCAACGTAGATGCCAATTGTTGTATGGCCAATGACCATGCAAGCAAATTTTGTTGCATCGAGACCATTGCGTGAATCTTCACCGCACTGCTTACGCCAGTTCTTCATCTGTGTCTGGGTGATATTTGGGCTCACCTTGACGCTTAGGCCTGGTCGCTCTGGTACTTCAATGAGTACAGGGTTTCTTTCAACCTTGCGCTTAACGAGGGCACGCAGCTTGTTTAGCTGTGTCTCTTCTGGGACGGTTGTTAAGCCAGCAGCCGATGAAATGGCGTCTTTGATTGAAGCCTTCTTCTGCTTCTGGCTGTCTGAATCTTCTGTTGTGTAAAGTGTGTTATCGCTCATGCCCTGAAACTATCACACCTTTTTCCGCCGTAGCGGAAGTACCCTTTTATTATCTAAGGGTTGAAGTGACGTCAGATATGGCGAACGTAAGGGCGAATGTCGCTGGGGCACCGGATGACGAGTCACCATCTGGCTCTGTGATGCCTACCAAAAGGGCATCATAGTAGTAGCGGTCATTCGTTGGGTCCTTGATATCGCAGTCAAAAACTGAGATTACGATGTTGTAGTAAGCAATACCTACGTATCTACGAAGTCCCTGCAACTTTGCACCAATTCCGGCTGCTGTTTCGGCGCTGACCATGTCATCGTCGTAGTGTGCAGTCAGAGTGATGTCGCCAATCTCCGAAGGAGCGCAAAGAACTGTTGGGCGTGACTTGCCACCTTCGTAGATTTTCTCAACGGAGGCTGTTATTTCACCACCAGACACCTGAGCGAACTTGAAACCCGTCCACTTAGGAAGGTTTGCCTGAACGTTTGTTTGCTGCTTGGCGTTGCTCGCAAAGTTGCTTGGGAATATCTCCGCAAGTACTTGTCTCTGTGCAATTTTTGCCATTTCCTATTCCTCCGTTATACGACTGTTGAAGTCAGGTTTGATTTGACGATGTCAATTTCAATCTTGTCACCAACGCTGGATACTCTTACTCCAACGCGAGCTTTGACAAGACCTGTTTGCAGCTGTGCAGCTGGGTTGATTCCGGCATCACATTTCACTGTGTAGCCATTGTCAAGCTGCTTGCCATTTGCATCGAACGCTGGGTAGAGTGCACCAAGGTCTCTCATTCCGGCGAGAATAACCACGAGTCTTGCTTCGATATTTGCGAAGATTGTATTTCTTCCATCAATCGTTGAGAAGACCAAGTCTTCAAGCGAGCGGTAGCATTCCGTGACAATCGTGTTGACAACGTCTTGCTGGGTTATGTAGCGGAAGTTCTCAGTGTCGACCGAAAGTGAGCGAGCACCATAGATTCTGACAGTGTTCTGAATTACGCGGATTGCGTTTACGTAGTTCTCGTCAAGGTCATCGCCAGTTGTCTTGTCTATATCAACAGCAGCTCCAGTAACGAACTTTGCGGTTGATATCAAACCAGCTGCTGGCAAATGTGGGCCAGTCTGATTGTGGGCAACAGCTCTTTTTGCAGCAACATAACCATCTGGTGGAATTGTTCTTGTTACACCAGCCACTCCAGATGGAACAGTAACCCAAGGGTAGTAAATTGCTGCGTGCTCTGCATTGTCTTCAGCTTGAAGGGCGAGCGCGGTTGCCTTGATTGTTGCAGCACTGTCCACAGCTCCTCCGTGAAGAATTGCGATTCTGCTGTAGTTATTGGCATGTGCAACTAATCCGTTGCGAACAGCTACGTCATCATTTGAAATTTCAGGGCATGAAACAGCACCGGTTCCCAATGCGTCATTGAATAATGTCAAGGCGTTTACGTAGTAAGTCGAAGTGACTTGGTTCTCATATGCGTTTCCTGCTGCAAGCGGTGTTGATGCAATTGCTGCAGGAAGAGTTGTAGTTGACTGAATTGAAGCAGTCACATAGCGAGAAGCAATTGCACTGGAGTTAATTCGTCCAGCCATCTGCGATGAAGTTGAACAATTTCCTGTCGTGTAGACGAGTGTGCCATCGTAAGAAAGATTGAGTTTTGCTGTTGCTCCAGATACCGTTACTTCTGCTTCTACGTCTGAGCTCCACGCGCCAGCACCGTTGGCCGTAAGCGTGATGCAGTTTACTGCCGAGCTGTTGTTTAATACCAACGTTCCTACTGTTGCGCTAGCTCCAACAACACGAGCAACATATGCCTGTGTGCCGCCTTCTTCAAAGAATGTTTCGACTGTTGGGTGGAGGTATGAGTCTGAACGGTAGTCACCGAACATGGCCTCGAACTCTGCAATGCTCTGAACCAAAACTGCTTCATCGCTTGGACCCCTGTCGGCCAAGCCAACGACGAATAACTGTGATGACTCACGGACCGTCGCTGTTGATGGGCCGGTTCTTACTGAAGTTGATATAACTACGCCAGGCATAGGACCTTCCTATTACTTATCATTGAGGGTTGGATTCCCTTATGTGAGTCAATTGTACAGAGGCAAAGTGATTATTTTGTGCAACTATCACTACAACCTCAAACAAGTGGCTTTAATAAGAAAAACATTTATAAATCATACACCAGGGCCAGTAATTGTGACCCCATTATTTGTTCCGGTGAGGGTTATTCTGTTATCTGGTGATGGACTGCTTAGGTCTGGAATGTCAACACCTGCACCAACAGATGAAGTATCAAACTCTATTTCTTCAACATTTCCATAGCCTTTTCTCATTACAACTTCGTCTATCTGGAGGGTGTACGAGACGTAGGCTCCAGCCATAACTCTGTCGCCTTTGAGTAGGGTTATGTCGGAGAACTCTTCACGGATAGTTGATTCATCGATTAGTGCACGGAAAGAGGTTCGCGAGTCATACGCTCTCAAACAAGGATAATCAAGAAGCGCAGAACGAACGACTGTCGTCATTCTGTCTCTCATTAGGGTGCATTCCTCTGAGCCCTCTGTGCGAACCCATACGTACGTTCGCATTGAGTAACTGACTCTATATAGTGGGTCTCCATTATCGAACCCAATTCGCTCTAATTCGTTTGTTGTCAGGACTGTCGTGATAATCGAAGGCCACCTGTCCAGAGCAAGTGGTTCGTGAATTATGTACTGCTCTGGTTCTGGAAGTTGCTGATTGTCTACGGCCCATCCGTTTTGATAGTCAATGAGCCTGCTCGGGATGTCAATTTTTAAATAGTCGTTAACGTATTTCTTTGCAAAATGCGCACCATTCATTAATCTAATCATGTCAATTTGCTTCCATGTTTAATGTACTTTCGAGCAACTTTTCCAAGGTCTCTATCAAAATCGCGCGGTGTAAAAAGTATTGGTCTAGCTGGCATATCTTCAGTACCGTATTGATGAAACTTTGCAATTCTATTATTAACTGTAAGGGTTATTGATTGGTCGCTTGATGAGCCCCCAACTACATCAAGATTTGTTGCGTCAAACAGCAATCCACCAGTCCTAACCATTAATGGGGTTGCCCAGTTCGTTGCCTTCCATGCTCCATATTCCGGAGATAGTGGTGGCCACGCTCCACCAAGCATCGACCTTGCCGACACAGCACCTTGAGATAAAAAATTCTCTTTTGTTGCTTCTTCTAATGTTCTTTTTGCCCATCTAAGAACAGGGCCCATATCCCTAGTTCTGTCCTGCATGTCATCAAGGCGCTCTTTGGCTTCGTCTGAGTCGACTTTAATTTTTGTTACTACTCGTATTCTTGCCACACTTATATCCGAGTTCTTTTGTATTTCCTTAACGTAGAAAGTTCTGCGTCAAGAAAACCAGTTTCGATTGGAGCAACACCACGTGGATTCAGGTCTTTGACGCCAACAACATCATCGTGCATGTTTTGCATTTCTCTTGTTGCAGCGCGAAGAATCATTAACTTGAAAACCGGAATGCTCGCTCCATCAAGTCCTGCTGTGTAGGTGATTGTTACCAGGTCATCTGGGTATCCGTAGTAGTAGTCAATCCCATAAGTTCTCTCAATGTAATGCTGTTCGTGTTGCAATATTCTTTCAGTCCCAAAAACTGGCTTTACTTTTACCTGTGTTATAGAGACAATTGGGGTGTTCTTGAGATATATGGCTGGGGGTGGAGATGCAAAAGTTGTGCTGTCCACCACATTGTCCACGAAAGTATCTGTGTAGTTGTAGTCACTAACCGAAAGGAACGATGTCATTGGTACGCCGTGGTGCTGGGAGTCGAGCCTATGTTCCTCTATGAAGGTTTGTGGCTCTATCGGTCTGCGAAGGAATGCCTCCAACTCGCTCTGAAGGCCAGCGAGTATCATCTCGCACGCGTCAATCTGGCGGTTTGTTAGGGATATATCCATATAGACCTTGAGGTCATTTACCGAAACAAGCGCCATGTCATCCTCTGGTCAAAAGTTATTGGGACTCTTTATAGTCCATAATTTTAACATTTTTTCCTTATTTTTAAGGTCAATGATTGATTGACCAACCATCTGGGTGCTGGTACTGTACGGGAATGGCCAAATCAAATAAAACAGAAATCAAAGAAGACGTAGTCAACATTCTTAATCACGTCACTGAAACTCTTTTTTACTTTTTTGAAGACACCGAAGAAGACCTCGATGACGACGATGAGGCTTTGGATGAATTCACCAACTTTATTTGGATAATTGCCAATGTAGCCATGGCTTCAGTGGGGATGACTATTACTGGAAGAAACTCTGACGGAACCATAAATGCAGTCTTCAATCCAGTAAAAAGTGTTAAAGAATTTCTTCAAAATGATTACACCGGGGACGATGGCGATAGATACTTTGAAGACATGGTCTCTGTAGATGAGGAGTCTTCAGAGGTCGACCTTGGCAGCTTCGAAGGTCTATTTATCGGCGAGGACAATAAGTAAACCTACTTCTTGCGCGTTGTCTTGCGTTTAGGTGTTTTGCCAGCAGCCTTAACAGTGCTCTTGGTTTTTGATTGAGTTGTTTTTGCTCTTTTTGAAGATGCAGCTGCTCTAGGTGTTTTTACTTTTTTGGGTCTAAGTACCTGTGGCCTTATCTTTACACCACCACCAGTTAGCAATCCAACTGGTTTTGGACGTTTTGCAATCTGCAAATTATCCAAACCTTCTGCATTTGTTACTTTTTTCCTTTTTCCGCTACCAGTTCGTACGCCGCCACGCTGCTTCATTCTTTTAAAAGCACGGTCACTTGCATCCCTGTATGCCTTAGGGGCAGTTGCACCAATGTAAGAAGAACCCATTCCGGCTCGACGAGTTACTTTTCCTTCGCTTCTATCCAAGCTCTCCTTGGTGTCCCTTTTTATTTTCATTTTGCCAGTTCTTTTATTTTTGGCAACTTTGTATTTTTTGGATTGCTTGCCCTTCTTTGTAACACCATCACGCGAGTATTGCTGCAAGGTGTATAGGTCGCCAAATCTTCCAGCCTTTAAATCGCGTTTTGTTACGCCAAAAATATCCGAAGCCATGTTCGCAAAACGTTCATACTGCGCCTTGTCGCGAGCATTCAGCGTTCCGCCTCTTACTTTTTTGCCTGCTTTTTTTGCAGCCTGAGCTTTGCGCTTTAGCGCCTGTTCCTTCTTTTGGAGACTGACAATCCCCTTATAAATATATGCGGCATCATCTGAGATGTCTGGGCCGTAACGTACACCTGGCATAAAACTCCTTGGTCATAAAAATATACCAGAGTTTATGCGTCCAACCTAGACACCATTTAATTAAGTTTTATTTAATTATCTATCAGGGTTTGGTGGGGACTCGAAGAATGGTTTTGAAGAGTCGCTTTTCCCGGATGGGGCCTCAATCGGAACCCATGCACGAGCATAATTGTGTTCTTTTATTTTTCTAACTTTAATTAGGCTGCTGTCAAGCATTAATGATAATTCATCAGACTTCATGCACAAGAGGTCATCAAAATCTTGATTTGTATAACGCCCTGACCTTTTCATCTCCCTAATTATCTTCGACATCTTTGCTGCAACGATTACCGACTTACCACGGTTTAGTTGCATGTGCATCATCATTGCTTCAATCTTGTCGCAGTCATGAAATACGACTGGTATCAATTCTCCATGGATTTCAGATATTTCTTCAATATTTATTAAAAGTTTATATCTTTCTGAGCCGTCTATTATCTCTCCAGTTTCCCTTCGTGCATGAATAGGTTGGATGAAACCATGCTGCATAAGGGATGCAGATATTAAAAGCAGTTCTGGTCTAAGCGTATAAGTGGATTTCCACTCTGGAACAATTAGTTTTTCTTTTGTTACCCAATCAATTTTTATATCTTTCACAATTCTGTTTCACTTTCAAGAATTCTTACTGCATTTGCTTTTGTTTTCGGTCCAACTGGAGTTGGTGAGTTGACGTCTATTTCATTTAACATCAAGTTTCTTATCAACCAACTTACCGGGTATCCATATGGGTCTTGAAGATGTTTTTTTCTAAACTTTGAAACATATACGCGTGCTTCCATTTTTCTTCTGTCCCCAACAAGATATTCATCGATGAATTCAGAGGCACCATCAAACCCTCGACCAGAGTATCTAGCTATAAGGCTTTCGCTATCAAATTCTGGCCACCATCTTCTTTGCGCATCTATGAATGGAAAGCACTCCCATAGCCTGTCATAGAATTCTGGCTCAGTTGCTATTACGTCACCAATTCTTCTTATTGCTGTTGCGTGGAGCGGTATACCAACTCTCGTGTTGCTCCCTGTTGCTACAGCCAAGTCGTAGTACTCACAATATTCGGCATTGTGTTCTTCTATTATGAACTTGAATACGTCGTTGGTGTTCCAGTCATAAATGACTTTTGCGAATTTGAGCGGTATCCCAGCTTTTAGTTTGTACGGGGTATTTATGTAATTTTCATGTAATTTCTGAACTACAGAGCGATATCTAACCATTGATTCACTCGCTCGAACACCTGTTAGGAAAGCAACATTCCCCTTCTTGCCCTGCATTGTGTAGTAGTCAGTTTGCTCCGGCAGCGAACTATCGTGAGAAAGACCAAAATCATTTGCATTAATTGCAAACTCTGGCATGTCCCTTAGCCACCTATTCTGTTCTCCACGCTGCTGACTCCAAAGAACCGTTGTTAAACGATAGCCAAGAACCCAAATTTCCGCTGGGTATGGGAGGCAGTACCACTCCATATCAACCCAGTCATAATTGCGAACTTTTTCAACATACTCAACGACACTTGGGCTGACCATTTCCTCATCTCGAAAAATGACTTTTACTGGCCCAAGATTTCTTTCTTCGTGCACTTCTTTTGCAAGATATAGAACTGCAGTTGAGTCTTTTCCCCCAGAGAACTGCACGCAGACAGTGTCAAACTGGTCGTAAACATGCCTGATTCTTTGGCGTGCAGCCTCCACGCAAGACATATCGAGAAATAGGCGCTGTCTCGTCATGGTGTGTGCTCTGAGATAAAAGAAATCAACTTCTCTGCAACCGTGTCACCTTCTAGCCCGGCATCCGAACGCAGCCACTTTATGAACGTGTACCATTCTGCCTGTTGCTGGGTGTTGTCAAAAACAATCGTGTACTGAACAACGGCTTGTGGCGCAGAGCGAGGAGATACGGTTGTCGAGCCCCTGACTACAGCGTCGTTCTGGTCAATCCCTGGTCTGATATTTATCTGCTGATTTCCCTCTTTATCCTTGGTAATTGAGACAGCATTCATATCCATTGAGGTATCTTTTATTTTTGTCTCCTGGAATTTTTCATACTCTTCTTCCGCTTCTGAATCCTCCACCATCACCGGGGGAGTGTAAGAACCACTTCCAACAACTTGATATTCATCTCTAATTGATGTCTGTTCGAATTCTGCAATCTCGAATTCATCCCATCCAAGACTGTCAACAAGCTCTGGGTATTCTTCGTGAATTTCAAGGATGAACTCACTCAGTAGTTCTGATTCCGTGTAACCGAGCTCCATGGTTCTGTTGTCGGCAATCGCAAATGCAATTGCCTTCTTGTTGTCAACGTCATAGCTAACTGCTGCTATCTTGTCCCACCCAAGAAGTTTTGCTGCTTCTAACTGGTGATTACCTGCAATAACGGTTGATGTTCCATCATCGTTTGGGCGAATAACAATTGGCTTTATCTGTCCAAATTCTCTGTATGAAGCCACGATTGACTGGACGTTACCTTTTCTCGGGTTTCCCTCAAGTGGAACTAGTTTGTCTACATCAACCGCAAGTTGCTTTAATGATTCGTGAATTTTGTTTGACATATTTATACCTGCGTTCTGACATTTGCATTGAGTGTTCTCATTGCATCAATTGATGTTCTTAGGGATAGAAGTAACTCTCTCTTTGTTTTAACTAGTGCTTCTGCGCACCTGTAGTCAAAATTCTGCTCATCCATTTTGTAGTCTGCCCAAGCTTCGCGTTCTTTAATTGAACCTTTCGCGGATAGGTATTCACGTGCCCATGTCGACTTGTAGAGCGCGTCTTTCTTCGCCGCATCTATCGCTAGGGTCTCAAATTTTTCTGTTTCTGTTTCGAGTCTGTCTATTAGCCTTATCAGCTCTTGTTCAATTTCTATCTGGCTTATGGGTGATGTTCTCATTATTCCCCTTGTTCCTCGATTGGTGTCCAATCTACCTTGGCTAAAGCATCCATGTTCTGTGCTGGCCAATTAAATCGTGGTTTACCTATATGTGCCAAGCCCATCTCCTGCAGAATCCATGCATCACATCTGTCGTCGGCTCCTGGGTTTTGCCAAACAATCCCAGTACGTGCGGATATGGATGAAATTACTTCGTTTTTTGAGGCGTTTCCTTTTCCGGTTGCAAACTTCGCTCGGCAAGTTGGGGGTATTGTCACATATGGGATTCCAATTTGCCACAGCAGCAAGCGGACCACTCCTCCTAGCTCCCCAATGGAGAAAGCCTGACCACTGCGTGAAGCAAATGAGTAGCCCTCAAGCATGACTGCCTTTGCGTCATATTTATTGATTAGGGATTCTATTTCCCTTTTCACTAGCCATAGTCGTTCCGGCCCAGACTTGTTAAACGAGATAACTCCTGATTCATCGCCAAACGCATACCCAGTTGACGTTAGGGATAGGTCTAGTCCAAGAAAATCGTTTATCACGATGACATACTAACCTAAAAGCAAAAACCCACCGAACATCCAGCTAGTTCGGTGGGTTAAATTCGAACCGTTTGCGGCGGCTCAGAATCATTGCCGTGTAGGAACACTCGACTCTTGGACCACCGCCTTTCTTCCGTGAAGGGTAGATATCGGCTAGACGAATAAAGGTTAGCACTTATGTTATGCACCAATAAGTGAAGAGCTTTTAAATAATGTTTAAATAAAACAAAAGACGCAAAAGCCGAGTGAGTCTCCTCACCCGACTTTCGCGCCTATAACGGTCCTAAGAATTACAACGATACACCTGTATTAAATACTGAAAGTGTTAATTATAAAACTATAAAAAATTATCTTTCCCAGCCGTGCTTTGCTAGGCCCAAATCAAAAGCAAGCTGTGGATAATTGCCGATTCTTACATGGCACAGCCTGCAAACTGCAAGTACATTTTCCTCATCGAGTATTGAGCCACCCTGAGAGCGTCTAATTATTTCATGCACATCATTGCTCAGATGTTGATTGTATGTTGACTTTCCGTCGTGTGATGCAAAAACCTTACATGCCTCACATGCCGGTCTTTCCCTCAAGATTCGTTCAACGAATTTACGTCGTTCAACATATATCTCTTCGGTTTTTGCACTTCTTTTTTTAGGAGGGCCACTTCTCTTGATTGGTTTGTTTCTTCGAATCATTAGGCACCTCGCGCATCATGGATTTACATCACAGTGAATCGACGTCAATATCGTCAAATGTCCACTTATTATCAAGAGTATCCCACAGCGAACGGTCTATCGAGGTATCTTCTAGGTCAAAATCACGAAGCATTGCTCGATGCCTCGCTATTGCGCGCCTCAAGAATTCAACCTGCTCCCAACCATCGTTTTGCATTTCCTGACCAGTTGAAATCATTACAGCAACCTCGTCAAGGCGTCTATCAACGTGAAACTTAAACCTTTTTATTCTTGTCGCTTTCGTCTCGTAGTAGGAGCCAGCTTCACGGCCCAACTTCGTCCCAGCCCTACCCAAAGCACTGTATCTAGAGAGGTCTGATTTGGAATCAGATTCAATATCTTCAATTTGACGTCCAAGATTTTCCGAGAGTGCTAATAGTGCATCTCTCCATTTTTCCCAGTTTTCTCGCTTCATTAATTCTTTTTTATGCAGTGGAGAGAGCTTGTTCTTTACCTCTTCTGCCACCATGCGCGCAAAAGCATCATCATTAATAATCATTTACTTTTCCTTAATTCCAGGCTGGACAAAAAGATTTGTACCCGCACCATCCACACAGAACAGATTTCTTTGCTTCAAAATCACCAGAGACACAACGCTCATCAATTCCTGATTTTGTTTCTTGAATTTGTTCAACAACCCTGCTTACGTCTGATGGGGTTATTTGCATTTCAAACCTAACCCCATCTTTCAGGTACAGGAGTTCTGCTGAAGATTCATCTGACTCAATACCGATACTTGATAAGAGCTGAGAATAAACAATCAACTGAAAGAACTTATCCTCAAGGTCCATCTTTCTTGGCGTCTTGCCAGTTTTGTAATCGCTAATCTTTGGCGCTCCAGTGAACTTGTTCTGCGTTAGCCTGTCGATGAATCCACGAATCTTGACTCCACCAATTCCTCCGCTAACAAACGATTCAAGACTGTGTGGGGTTACTAGTGCTGGGTCTTCTAAACGCCATAGATTTTCGACACACCACCATGCAGACCATCTGAACAATTTTAAGTTCTTTTCATCGGTGACGATTTCTTGAACCTGAACAGCCCACTTCGTATCCCACTGCTCTTTGGCAATTATTTTTGCCTGTTGCTGTGTTCTGAATTCTGGTGGAAGTTTGTACATTTCCTCAAGAATGTCGTGAACAAAGTTTCCAAGAAGCGCTTCCTTGCCACTCGGGTCTTTGATGTTGTCAATCTTGCTGTACTTAAATTTCAATGGACATTGATTAAATGTTGAAATTGAAGATGGTGAAAGGAACTCTGGCGCCTTTAGGCCTGCACCTGAATTATTTGTTGTCGACATATTTGCCACCAAACTGAAGTCGCAGGGCTTCTACTACGAGGGCCTGCAGGTCATCAAGTGACGCTGTTGTCTTTGTCGGCTTTGGCTTACCACCGCTATGTGTTGACCAGAACTCATTGAGTTCATTCTTTTGCTCTTTGGTGAGTGCTTTTGTTATTTCAACAAAAGTATCCCACTTCTCTTCAAGCTCTGTTTTTGGTGCTGTTTCAACTGGCTCTGGTTGATGGGATGTCAAGATGCCAGCTTCCATTGCGTCCTCAATATCCATAGCGTCCGCAGAACGTGATAGGTACAAACCAACACCAAGGCTTTGGGCTGCTTTCTTGAAAGCGTTTGACTCCGCACTCTTATATGCGTCACCAAGGTTAACTATCTGACCTTGCTTAGTGCGCATAATCTTTGCTCCGTCAATTCCATCGCGAATTACTGCGTCGGTACCATCCGTGAAGTGCAATGTAATGCGAACATGGGCGATAACCCAGTCGGTATCGATTGGGTCGCGTTTGCACTCGATTACTTCGCGCGACCACTTCCTACCAAGTACCTTGATGAGGCGATTGGTCACTTCACTGACTGGAATGAACTTTAGGTTGACCCCCGAAAGGTTCATTACTTTTTCCATCTCCTCTGGAAATGGTGCATACAACGCCTGCATGATGGCTTGTTCGTTTACTTGTTGCTGTTCCATAGTTGGTTCTATCTCCTGTTTCTAGTGGTTATTTTGCTTTGCGTACAATAATGCTTGTCTTAAGGTCGCCAACCTCACAATAATTGTCGGGATTAATCCCAATTTTATTGAGTTCTTTTACTCTCCAGTAGGACGGAGCGCAATATGTGAGCATATCCAGCGCAATGTCATATGGTGATTTTGTCACTTCGCCAGTGTCCATGTCAACAGACATCTTTATTAATTTGTCTGCAACAGCAGAACCAAGGTCCTTGTGCTTCCAGCCCTTGCGTTCGTAAGATGATGTCTTTTCAATCTTTACGCCACTTGAAAGATTTACTTCTTGTTCATTGCCAATAATCCTACCCATTGCAAAAGAGTAAGAATCATAAACCATCGCCAAGTCGCGCTTTAAAAAATTCAATTCTGCCAGCAATTCACAGGCCTCAACCATGTCTGGACCAGAGTCTGTATATTCCATCAATTCGGAATCGAGCTCAGCAACGAGCTTTTTAATAAGGTCTAATTTCTCATTGTTCATTTTAATATTCCTTGTGGTAGTGGGTCTATCTCTACAGCAGTATAGAAACTCTTCTGCGCTGTGGCAACCCGAGACCAGTTAAAAATGTAAAAGCCCCAACAGCAGAGTCGACCTGGTCATCATGGTCGCACGATTCCGGGAATGACGAAAACTCGTCAAGCCAACTCGACAACCACGGAGCCCTGACTATTCTCACATTTCCGTTAGCTACGGCAGCCGCAAATGGTCTCGCCCTTGTTTCTTTATCTCCAGTTGACCGAATTGCCGAAAAATCGTAACCAGGAAGCACGTATCTTGCATACTGGTCGGCTAGAGCCTTGCCCGAAGAGCCGGGCTCCTGTTCCATGCGTATAGCAACCCCATGACCATCCTCTAGCGCCGTTTGCGCCATTAGCTGCTCAACCTTCTCGCCTTTGACGCGGGCTCTCCTGACGTCCAGGATGTAGGAAATACCCTCGTCAAGAAGCATGAGCGTCCCTACGGTCCAGTCTGGGTCTGGATTAGATGGCGTTGGCTCCGATGCGGCAAGGTCCCAAAATCTCACGACCCTGGCGGAGCTTGTTATTGGCGGTAGCTCGTTTGAATCTATTATCACGAATGAGGTTCTATCGAAAAGGGAGCCGAGAGTTGTGCTCCACCAGTCACCCTCCTCAAGTCTGCGTCTTTCGATTGGGTCTAGAGCCTGGAGGGCTTGGCGGTAGGAAACAGCGTCAATTCCTGGGTTATCCGTCAGTTTTGAGGGTACGAAAATCCTCCCCTCCTGCATGCCTTCAACTATGAAGCGCTGCCTAACCCAATTGGGAGCAGGGTTTGAGGCGCACCTCATTCTCAGGGGTATCTGAGAAACTGGACCACTGGCAGGGCGGCGTAAACGGGAGAACAGGTAGCGATAATCGGATTCCCTGATTTCGGTAACCTCGTCCATGCCGATGAATTGGAATTCGGAACCTTTATAACGAAGATAGTCATTTACGTTGTTTAGGTAGCCGAAGGATATTCTTGCACCAGATGGGAACGTTGCAATAAATGTATTGCTATTCCAGTGAATGTCATCATAGTTAGACATCCATGATTTGAATCGGTCCATCAAGGCTCCGGGCAGGGAGAGGTCAGCAAAGGTTCTACGGAAAAGAATGGCCGAATATCCAGGAACATCCACGTATTGCAGGGCCGACATCAACAAGGCGGAAGATTTTCCTCCACCAGCAGCACCTCCGAATAATGCCTCAAGGGAGTGTGTGCGCAAAAATACTTTTTGGTTTAGTGACGGTTCTTCAGGGCAGAAGGGAGTTTCCTTGGGCGTGAGGTACTTGAGTACTTCCTCCCAGTTCGGTTTATTAGCCATCAGCTATGCATTCCCTAGTGTCGTATGTTGTTTTTATAGGCTACTGTATGTTATATGCCCAAACTAAGAACTCTGCCTAACAAATTCACCATTTGGCTCAAACCAAAATTAACTAGGCGTACGTTCGCTAATGTGTTCATGGTTTCATTTATACTATGTACAAGTATTGGAGCAGGTTTAATATTCCCGCCCGCGGGATTGGTGGTTGCCGGAGTGACGTGCGGTCTATTTGGTTTTTTGTTAGGACTTGAGTAAAACATGGCTTGGAATTCATCCGAAAATAAATCACTGGACCAACAGCAGAAAAAATCTGCAATTGGTTATGGCGCTCCAGTCACATCAAACCCTAGTTACACGGATAAGCCATACAGGGACTCGTGGGATATTGAGCGTGCATACCGAGAGGGTATGCAGAAAATCACTTGGGTGAACAGATGTATCGATGCTATTGCAGGCAACCAAGCACGACTTCCAATCATTCTCAGAAAAGATAATTCAAAAGATGGTGAAGTCGTAGTTGGACGTGAGGCGAAGCGTTCATCACTGCTTGAGTTACTCAACGTTAAATCCAATATTGGTGAAAACTCGTTTATTTTCCGATACAGACTTTCTGCTCAGTTGTTGCTTGGCACAAGAGGGGCATTCATTGAAAAAGTTCGCGGAAGAGATGGCGGTGTTATTGGCTTGAATCTCCTCCCCCCACAATCGACTGCCCCAATTCCATGCCCTCGCAAATTTGTTTCTGGGTACGAAGTGAACATGCCGTATGGCAAGAAAATAATAATGAAGCCAGAGGATGTTGTGTGGATTAGAAGACCGCACCCCCTTGACCCATACCTTTCTCTCACGCCTCTAGAGGCTTCTGGTGTTGCTATAGAGATTGAAAATTTGGCAAAGCTCTACAACAGAAACTATCTATTAAACGATGGAAGACCTGGTGGACTTCTTGTTGTTAGAGGCGAAATAGACGAGGACGATAAAGAAGAATTACGCAATAGATTCAGGGGCAATTTGGGCAAAACTGGTCATACAACAGTTATCGCCGCAGACGAAGGCGTTGACTTTGTTGATACATCAGCGAACCCACGAGATGCTGCATATATTCAAATGCGACAGATTACAAAAGAAGAAATTCTTGCAGCCTTTGGTGTTCCAGAATCAGTTATTGGAAATGCCTCCGGAAGAACGTTTAGCAACTCGGCAGAAGAAATTAGGGTGTTTTGGGTTGAGACAATGCTGCCTCACCTTGAGCCGATAGCGCGAGCACTGGATGAGCTTGACGAGAAATATTACCTAGATTTTGACACAAGCGAAGTTCCAATCCTTTTGCTCTACAAGCAAGAGCGCGACAGATATTTGAAAGATGAGCTGTCCCAAGGTTTGATTTCTGTCAACGAATACAGACAGGCAAGTGGAAGAAAAGAAGTTGAAGCAGACCTTGCTGATTCTCTGCTTATGAATCCAAACCTAATTCCAATTGCTAACACCAAAAAGAAGATGGAAGAGAATGCTGCACAGGTTCCCGGCGGAGCTCCAGGTATGCCCCCGGTTCCAGGTATGCCTCCAGTTCCTGGAATGCCGCCAGTCGAAGCTCCAGTACCACCACTTGACCCAAATACAATGCAGGGCGCAATGGCCGAAGTTGCTGCTGGCGGAACTGGGGATATGGCTCAAACAACGTTGCCACCAGAGGTCGCTGGTATGGCTCCTGCTACTGGAGCAGCGCCAATCCCGTCTGGTATGGCTAGCGAGTCTTCTGGCGGATTCCAGCACAAATCTGCTCAAAGCGATGAATTCGACAAATCTGAGATGGCAATAGAAAGATGGTCTGAAATTCTTTCAAGAGGTATTGAAAGAGTTGTTGAAAGACAGCAGCGCGTGGTCTTAGAGAAAGCAAGTAGCAGTAAGTCCAAGAAGGCCCTTATGTCGGGAACACTTGACCTTGATTCAATTTTTTCAATAGACACATGGAACAAGCAATTGGAAGACGACCTACGTCCTGTTATCTCTGCGATAGTCAATGACTCCTACGAGTTCAGAAAAGAGTCATACTCGCAGAAGGGATTGAAGCCAAGGGCGCTATCTCCAGCAATTGTCAAGAAGCACATTGATTCGCAAATATCCGAGATACTCACCATGAACTCTGGAATTCGTTCCTCAATGGAAGAAATGATGATGAAATCATTCTCGCATGTGGGAGAAGAACAGCGTTTCTCGGTTTTTAGAGAAGAGCTTGTTGGGATGTACGCAAATATCCTTGCAAAAGACCAGCTTGAGATATCTGAGTCAGAAGCAAAAAGAGCCTGGACATTCGGACAGGTTGCTTAGTTTCACTAAACAATTTCTGTAAAAGATTTGATTTAAGCAAATACTTGCATTCTGTAGCTGTTTTCTCGTTTATTATCGACTAGCAACCGAGAGAAGTTGGTTTGGAAAATGTCAAAAGAAACATTCGAGTATAAGACCACATCGGTATCAGGCTCCCAGCAGATTAAGGGTGCTGTAGGCCTGGATGAGATGCAGGGCATTGTCGAGTGTTTCGTTGCGGGAATTGGTAATAAAGACTCTGTTGGCGACGTTTGCGCCTCGGGGGCATTCACAAAGAGTCTTCTCCGCCGCAAACCGAGAGTTGTTTGGGGCCACAACTGGAATGACCCAATCGGCAAAGTGCTTGAAATTTACGAAGTTGGCCCACAGGACCCACGCCTTCCAATGAAGATGAAAATCGCCGGAATTGGCGGTCTTTTTGCAAAAGTTCAATTCAATCTTCAGTCAGAAAAAGGCAAAGAAGCATTTGCAAACGTGGCCTTCTTTGGAGAAGAACAAGAGTGGTCAATCGGGTACAAGACGCTAAGAGCTCAATTCGACCAGAAGTCACAAGCAAACATTCTTTACGAAGTTGAGCTTTATGAAGTAAGCCCTGTTCTGCATGGGGCAAACCAGTTAACTGGAACAATCTCGGTCAAGGGTGATGACTCATCGTACGGTAATCCTGTCATGGTGATGCCGGAGCAAGATGAGCGCAACGGGTACGAAGAGATGGAGAAGGAGCTGTCAAGACTTTTTAATGCCAAAGTCTCAGTTCATTCAATAGATGGCGATGAAGTTGTCTTCACCAGACACGAAATGTCCGGAGCGAAAAAGTACAAGTGTGGATTCATGAGAAATCATGGAAGATACATGTTCGGAACACCTGAGATGATTTCTGTTCCGCAGAATCCTCAGGCAGCTCCAATGCCAGTTGTTAGCGGTAGACCGACTCCACCAAATGAACCACAAAGAATTGTCAGACCACAGCAAATGCCATCCATACCTGTCGCTGTTAAGCCAGGCGACAATGGAGTTGTGATGATTCCACTCCCTTCAGTCCAATATGACGCTTCGCCAAAAATGAGCCTCGACAAAGAAGAAGCAGACCTGCGTGATGCTCTTCTTAAAATCGTTGCACGCCACGGAAAATTTAACGAGGATTCAAATGGAGTTTGGGCTGGCTACTACCCTCCTGCTGAAAATCCAGTTGCCAGAATTGGTGTCAAGTGCGCTAATTGCGTGTTTTATAAAGGCGGGTCAAACTGCAAGATAATTGACATGCCTGTAGAACCAGAAGGCAAGTGCAGATTTGCTGTCATCCCGAATGGCGTTGTATTGAGCAGTGGCTCAAAAGAACTTGAGGAACACGCTTCAGAAGCAGAAGATGCAATCATGGAAACGCTTGAGCTCAAGTATCCAGGGGAGTTTGTTCTCGGTGTGCTACGAAATGCCGTCGGCAAACGAAAGAAGAGAAGAAAGAAGTACAAGAATCTCGCCGAATTTGGCGACGAGGACGATATGGGCGAGAAGTCCTACCTCATTCCTGTCGAAACAGATTTTGCATTTAGTGTAAAGACCGCACTAGACCCAGTATTCGATTACTACAGAGCAGAAACATTTGTTGACAAAGAGGGAATAGTAATAACCTCTGGAGTTACTGAAGATTTGATAGATGCAGTCGATACGGCTCTCTACAACTTAAAAAAAAAATTTCCAAATCATGAAATAGAGGGTAAATCCCTCGGCTACAGAATTGGCCGTTCGCTTGCATCAAGAGCAATTGATAGACCAAGCATTGGTGGCAAAAGGCGTGGTGGCCGTGGATTCGGCATGCCAGAGGGCGACCTGGACCCACGAACAAGAGTAGACAAAAACAGAGACGGAACACTCTTTGACAACATTCCTGGTTGGGAACAACCAGACCCAACACCAGATGGTCCTGGCTCGATAAACAACCCAAAACTTTCTTCCGCACAAAGAAGAGACGTTGCCAGTATTCCTGGTGAAGGTGAAAAAACAAAACCAGCAGATGGTGAAATAATAAAGAGCCGTAAACCAAAGTACACGGCCGACGACCTTGGTGAAATTCTTGGAGAAAAGAAGAAGCCCGCGAAGAAGGCTGTAGCCAAAAAGGCTCCTGTTAAAAAAGAAAAAGTAAAACGAGGAGAACTAGATTTCGCTAAGGGTCCTAAAAAGGATAAGACGCCTTCACTTTCATCTGGTGAAAGCGACAAGAGACTCACTCGCCACTCGGGAGACCCAAAATTTGAATCACTTGTTTCTCCAGAAGAACTAGAGAAGCGCAAGAAATTCGAAGAAGTAATTAAAGACTGGAAAGATTCCGGTTATGGCTGGACAGATGTACCTAGGTATAAGCCAGATGCTTACAGGTCGCCTGACTATCTGCGCGGAAGAGAGATGGGTGTCAATCAAGCCAGGGTGATGTGGCTTGGAGATAAAACCAATCCAAGACCAGCCAAATTCGAAGATAAAAATACGTCTTCTGTTGCCTACAGGGATTGGTACTCAGGGATGGTTATGCGTGCCGGCACCTTCCTTGATGCATCACGTGGTGATGACAACGAATTCTACAACGGCATGGAAGATGCAATACATGAATTCATGTACAACAACAGACCTGATGCAACTGGGTTCAGGGGTATTGGCCCAGATGGGAAAGACGGTCTATCCGACTGGATGCGTCAATATGGTTTCGACTCATTATCGCCAACTCCATTAAGAAAGAAAAAAGAAGGAAAAAAGAGAAGTTCACTCTCCCTCTCTTCTGGCGCAGACGACGATACAAGACCAAATTTCGACGAAGAAAATTATGAGAGCGACACGAATGTAGATTTCTACGACACCATTCTTGACATGATGGGTCCAGAAGATGACCGACCAAAGGTTTCTTCTCGCAAGAAACAAATGAGCGATGAAGAGATTTATCGCAAGAGAACGACAACTGGAGCTTCCCTGCAGGATGTTGCAGAAGAGCTCGGTCTGACGAGAATGGAAGTCAGAAAGCGCGAGCAGCGTCACATGCGCAAAATGCGTAAAGACAAAGAGGGCGTTTCGCTCTCTTCTGGTGCAAAGAACGAGTGGGCCACTTCGCGTGGGTATGAGCCTGACAGATTTGACCTTCGTGAGGCAACAAACCAAATAGGTCGCGGAAACATCATGGCCATCTCTGGCGGTCGTGTTGAGCGCAGAGGAAACGAGATGGTTCTTCCTTCAACAAAGGACCAGCAAGTCGTTATCGGTTATAACTCCGTCCCAGACCTCTACTACGTCAGAGCTGAACAAAAAATCAATACAGGTAAAGACAAGGGCAAAAACAGAATTCTTGCTCAGTGGGATGAAGTTTATGCTGACGAACTTGGCGAACTTGCATATCAAGCAAGTCTCAAGCCAGCAAATCTGAATAACGAGAACAAAGAGTACTGGAAGCTTGGTAAGGGGAATCAATTCGCTGACAGAATTGTTGACAGGAGAAACGGAAAACTCGTAGATAGAGATTCAGAGAATCTCCCATCTGCACCATCGAAAGATGAAACTCCTTCGCTGTCTTCTGGTGGACGGGGTCGTGATTATTACAACTACGACATTGAAACAAGCGATGATGGAAACAACCTTCTTGACCAAATCCACGATGCACTAGAAGAGAACCCACTTATCAAGGATGACATAACTGCCGATATAGCGGACATGCTTGGTGGGGATGGAATAGTTGAAGCCAATGGTTTTGACACGCAAAAGGCTTTTAATCTTGTAACTGGAAGCGATGATGAGTTCCAGGACTACATGGACATCGTTGACGATGCAATGGACGCACTGGAAAACGGCTCTCTTGCAAAACACAAAGCAACAGTGCGTGATGCGAACGTAAGACTCGATTCAGCAAAGCCTGGAAGTAATGAAGCAGGGAAGCTTGAAGCACTTCGCGACAGGTCGTATGAGTGGATTGGTGACATCAACAAGTATTCACGTGTTTCTACAATTAAAGACAAGAAGAATATTGAAGCCAGTGACGTAGCAACACGAATGATTTCCAAGGAGCAAGACGCACTCTGGAACGCCCGTTCTGCAATAACTGAAAAATACATAGAAGACGTTGTTTCTGCTAAAAAAGAATCTAAGCGCCGAGTGCCAATTGATGAAATTGATTCCAATACTGACGATGTCCCTGATTATGATTTAGCGCTTTCTTCTGGAAGCGTAATGAAGGATGGTCCACTGTCCAATACCCTTGCATCAAAGGAAGAAGGAGCCACCCTCTCCTCCAGTGAGCTGCAAGATATTTTCTCTT